ACAACCTCACTAACAGGTACAGTTGTAACATTGCCGGAAGCATCAAACTTTATAAGTTCATTTGCACGATCAGCAACCAAGGGAAGGCTAAGATTAACTCCAACAAGTTTGTCACCTGGTTGCGCTATAATCGATCTGTCAACTTTTTCATCAAGTTGCTGTGACATAACTACGTTGCTATCAAGCTGCTCATTCAATGAAGAAGCAAGGAGATCACCCGCAGTAACAAAGTCGGTTGTTCTGGAAAGCTCTCTACCACCCATGATAATTAAAGTATCAGAAGATATAAGCGCCGTGACTAAAGAAACTGACCCCGTTCCATTTGCGTTTATTGATACGCTGTAATTCGTTGCGCCGGTTCCAATCGCTAATACCACGTTGTTTTTTAAAACAGCGATATCGGAAGCTTGTAATATGTTGAAACTAAAAGCGAATGGCCCTGTTCCAGTAGTGCCTTGAAACTGAACTCTGCGCGTAACGGGGTTAATTGCGATATCGGTCATGTCTACTTTCCACTTGTTTAGCTATCCTATAGCAGATTTATTAATAATGTTCCAATAATTAGTTATCGAAAACCACCACCAGTTTTTACTATGCTTGATGGCGGCAACCACATATCTTTTCCAGTTTCTTTTTTCATTCTTCTTTCCCTTCTTTTAAGGTATCCAGGGTTTATAGTTTCTTGTAATTGATACCAAATCAAATAATTCATTGCTTCTTTTGTGTAAAACAAATTGCCAAATGGCACGTTGCCCTTGGCCAATCTAAGTGCGGAGCTTGCAAAGGCTACATCTTCTCCCATCAAAGAGCTTCTAGCTTTGAGAGCAAGATCAACCGCTTGGGATGCTGTACCAATTCCAGGGCCAGCTAATGTTTGAAGTGTAGAACCGCCATAACGGTTAGCCTCACCGAACAAAAAGTCTCCATATATTCCAAGACCACCGCCTTGCAAAGCGGCAGCAATAAAAGATTCTGCGCTTGGTGGGCGCATTTCGTTTCCTTTAGCAACTTCTTTTAATTGCATAACATAATAACCAAGAACAGTTGTTCCTACGATAGTATTGATCAGGCCCATATTAGCGCCCACACCACGTTTTAGCTGATCCCCTAGTGTTCTAGAGCCGTACCCGTACACTTGACGCCCAACTCCTTTTGTCAAAGCAGTTACCCCAAAGGATTTAAACTGGCCTATAAATCTAATAGCCTCACCCCCTGCTGTTCCTGGACGATAACCCCTCCGCATAATTGCACGTTCTCGCGCTCCTGGTGACGGAACAGAAAAATCGGCCTCCGATACAAGCAAAGCAAATACGTTCTCACGAATTGCAACATCTGGTATTTCACCTGGTATAAGATACACCCTCCCATCAGGACCTTTCTTTGCTCCCTTTCGAGCTAGTTCCCATCCAGAGGCTTCTATTCCATAATTTTTAAGAATACGTTTTAAATCTTCTGGAAGCTTATCAAAACGCTTCGTTGCTTCACGACCAAGATCATTTGCAATCATCAAAGTAACACCACGTTTATTGCTTTCAGTCCAAGGTTGCAAAAGATTAAGCTTAAAGAAAAGAGACATCGCTTTAGAAGTCCTACCTGGAATATCATCAGCAGCGTTAAATCTGCTCATAAAATCACCTAACTGTCCCTCAAGACCTACGCCAAGCCTGTCGGAGAACTCACGCATTTCACCTTTATTCATACCTCTAAACACAGCAGTCAGTCCGTCACTCCACGCATCAAGAAGTGATCTACCTTGATATATTCTGTTACTTGCAATAAATGCGACATCAGAAAGCGCAGACACCCATGCCCCGCCAAGCTTTGCCATAGTTTGCAAAGACCTATACCAGTGCATTGCTCTAGCAATAGATGTATGAGATCCAATGTTTACATCACCGCTAACCTCTTTTAGAGCAGCTTTAAATGTTAATACATTTGCTTCCCGTTTAATTTTTTTAAGTTTTTTAGGATCGTTTTTATAGGTACTTTTCATGCGGTCAATAACGCGCTCAACCATTGCTTCAGGGTTAGTTCCAAACACATCCATAAGGGCGGTGGCTCTTGATGATGATTGTAAGTCTTGCATAAATGATTCGCGCAAGGATGCTTTTCCAAAACTTTGATCGTAATCGTACCAATCATTGGGGCTTTTAAAGGTAAAAACTCCTGATGCACTTTGTTTTTTAGCAATATTACCTGGCCCCTTAAAGGCTCTGCTTATTTCAGGTACATTTTCCTCACTCCTTCTTACGCCTGAAACGATAGCGTTATATGAACTTATTAAAAATTCATCTATTCTTTCGGGAGCAATGCCCATTTTTTCGTAATCTAATTTATTTTTAATTTCCTCATACCAGGCTTTATATCCAGCCTTGACTAACCTACGTGGATCGTGGCTTGCCTGGACAACTCTGCCTTCTTTTAATTTTATAAATGATCCAGCTTGGTTTTCTCTTAAAAGAGCCTGTCTTTGGTATTTAAACAATATTTTAGCTATATCTTTTGCATCTTTACTTGCGCTAGGAACTCCCTGCGGTTTCGCTCTGTTTAGATCACCAAGAACATTTGCAACTTCTCTTTCAAATTCGCCTTTCATATTATTAAATTTTATATCAAGTTTAGATTTTTTTAAATCAGCAACTAAATTGCCTAAATAAGAATACAATATACCGTTAGTAAGGGAATCAACAGACCGACCAGATCCGGCAAACGGAGTGTTAACTCCAACTAAAACACCTTCCAAACCCAATGAGGGATCACCTACAATTTTATCAGCAGCCTCAACAAATGACATTATTTTTTGTTCTTTAAGAATGTTCATATATCGATTGCGTTTTTCAATCTTTGCTGAAATCTCTGCATCTTTCGCCATTGCCAAGCCTTTAGTCAAAACTTCGGCTTGCGCTTCTGCAAATAAACCTGGAATTTTTCTAGATTTTTTTTCTTCTTGTAACTCAGCAAGCATTTCTTTTAGCTGCTTTTCCGTCAAGCGGTCTTTGTTTACTAAACCTATAACTTTTAAACAATCTGCCATTATGACCCCGCTACGCAAGCACTGGCGGCTTCTACGACTTCTACATAAGCTTCAGTTGTAGAAGCAATTTCTTCTAGTTCAGCTAACTGACTTAAATGATAATCAGTTAAACCATCATCTGCCCTAATTTGCTCAATCATTATTTCTTGTCTAGGTATTATGTAATCAAGTTCTGCATCTTCACCTATAGAGTCAAACTTTAAAAGATCTTCAAAATATGAATCAGTTGGTGGGGCGTTGCCCATTACATCATCTACCGAAACACCTTCAATTTTAGTTCCATTGCGCGCTAATTTTTCAGCTTGAAGGTCTACAATCATTTTAGACAAACCACCATAAGCTTCAGCAGCACTTAAATTAAGTTCAGACATTTGATCAGAAACAATAGCCACTTCTTCATCAGATATATCTTTTACACCATGCTCTTCTAATTCTTGGCGTATTCCATCCCGTCTTGAAATTTCTGCTTCGAAATCATTAACCGAATCATGGTAATCCCTCCAGGTCTGCGCGTCTTCTAAATCATTTCGTGCAAAAATAAGATCGCCACGAGCTTCCTCAGAAAGAGCTTCAAGTAAAGCATCAGTATTTCTTTCTGGTAAGTACCCAGCTTCTTCAGCAAGCTCTGCCATATCGTCAAGATTTAATTTTGATTTAGTATTGTTTACCGGACTAACCGCAGTTCCTTTTTTTGTTACATAGCCAGCCTTCGGTTTAAACCCAATATTTATTAATTCTCCACGAAAGGTTGGATCTTGATCGTTTATGCCGCCTGAATTTTTAATGAATTGACTAAGGCTTACTGGTTTTTTTGGTTCTTTTGGAATAACCACATCAACCAAAACCTGTTGATCTGTTGCAAGTTGACGAACAGCAATTTCATAAGCAGTACGGAGTTTGGCGCCAGATGAAAGATCACTTGCTGTTTCCGCCTCTAATCTTTTAGTTGGCACAGTGGGCTCGGCTTCACTAACACGAACAGGAAGATCAATAGCGTCTAACTCAGTTCGAATTATACTTTCTAAGTCTTCCCCAACCGCATCTAGTATTGCTTTAGGATCTACGCGAGAACGTGCTACTGCACCCGCTACGGTTCCAATCCCACCGCCCAAGAAAAAACCAGCGCCCACATTAAGAAGTGCTTCTGACATTGTATAATCAAGCTGCTGAGATTGTGACAATGAATAATAAAAAGGCTCAAGGATTAAAGCCCCGCCAGTACCCTCAATAGCTCCAACCCTAGCCCTTCCCGCAACCCTTCCATACCTGGCAACAGAAGCAGCTTTTGCTGTTGGTCCAACAATAGGAATAAACATTGAGGCAATTTCAAGTGGATCTGATGCAACGGCCAACATCCCACCACCAAACTTTGCTACGGTAGGAATTAAACCTGTCGGGCTTTTAGATATAATTGCGTTTCGAATTAGTTCTTCTTTTTTACCTTCAGCTAAAAGCTTGGCTTCTTCTGAAGAAGTCGGGGATTCAAACTTTAAACCAATAGAACTATACTGTTCATTTAAATCTTCTGGGCTTTTTAACTTACCTTCTGCTAAAGCAATTTCAGTAAATTTATCTTTTACAGTTTCGGTTTGAGCATATATTTCATTGAGCCTATCGCTTATTGTTTCTCGAGCTATAGGATTTACCTCTAAAGCTAAATCATATTCAAGATCTGCTTGAAGCTGTTCAAGCTCAAGAATTTCTAGTTTGTTTTCTTCACTAAAAACATCTGAGCTTGCACGAAACTGTTCTGCTTGCCTTGAAAGCAAGGTTCCAGCCATCGGCATAGCTGCTAACTCTGATACAGCCCGACCTAAAGAAACGCGCAAATCATCAGCAGCGGTTATCCTATAAAGGCGATTTTCTGTATTAAGAGGACGGGGCTGCATTACTTGTTATACTCATCAATATATTTTTGTGACTCTTGAGAATATCCCATTGATTCTTCAAAAACTCTTAAACCTTCGGGTGTTTGTTCATAAAGATCAGATACTATTTCTGGAAGTTCTAAAAATTTAACTTCAAAACCAGCGGGAAGCATACCTTTGCTTGTAACATAATGAAGGCTTAAACCATCTCCAGTGCTATTGTTTAAGAATTTTCCAGTAGAACTAAGGGAAGCAGCGGCAACCTCTCTATTAATAAACTCTGGAAATTCTTCTGTGTCTAATTCAACAAATGGAAGTTGTTTCATAATATCAATATCCATAAGCATTGATACATTTTTATCTATAACTTGTTCATCAAACTCCATTGGAACAACATATATTCCACTGCTATTAATAATTGTTTGACTGACCTCTGGTATTAAATCTTGAATAACACCCTCTACAACTTCCGCAACGCTACCGCCCGTTTTAAGCCTTGAAATAGAAAGTTTCTCAACAGTATCAAATTGTTCATTAAATATTTGACTACCAACTTCATCCCCACCAGTTAAGTATGCTACCCTATAGTCTTCTAAGGCAGCAACTATTTCCGCATCAACATCGTTTTTAGTTGTTGAAGGCTGACCAACGAGTAGTTCTTCCATAGTTAACTTTGAAAGATCGACTAATTCTTTTTGCACTACTACATTATCAGTGTACATTGCTCGGATGTACTCTGAATTTAATCCAGCTGATCTTAATTCTTGAATAAATTTTGGAGCATAATCTTCAAGACCTTCCCGTATTACACCAAAAGAAACAGTAGCAACATCTGAATCAAAATTCTCAATTACACTTGCTAAACGTGCCGCCATTTGTTTTGGCATAACAGTTCTTAAATTTTGCGGAAGGTCAATTTCATCAAACCGTTTTTCCATAAAGTCTTGCAACCTTACCAAACCTTCAGAAAGACCAAGAAAATTGTTTCCCTCAATGCTTCCATTAATATCATCAACTATTCCACCAGCAACTTCATCCGTACCGACAACAAATGCAGCAGCGTCTTTATTAAGGGCGTCACTTCTTTTATTAATAGTTTCAATCCAAAAATTTTCTCTTGCTTTAGCGTTAATAATATCTGTTGGATTGCCATTAGCCTTTGCATCGTTAAATTCTTTTTCAAGCTCACTAGCTATTTCAAGTGTTCTGCCTATACTCATACTGTTAAGAGCGCCACGATTAGCAGCATCTTCACTAGCATTACTCCAAGACTCAATGTATTGCTCGGCTTGTTCTTTAGGGTAAATACTTTCTATATATTCTTTATTAATTTCAAAACCAGGCGGAGGCTGAAGGGTTAAGGCCATAGCATCTATAGCTTCGGTTAAGTCTTTTGCAGCAACATTTTGCGCTCTATTTATTTCTTTATTTAAACTGTTTTCTAATTTAGTATTGAAGGCAAGATTTGCTTCATAAGTCGCACCTGGCAATGGTGTTTTTTCATAAATTTTAAGAAGTGCTTTTTTCGTATTAATGCTACTTGCATTATCATAAGTGTAAATTCTGTTTTCTCGCACTGCTTTGCTTAACGTACTATCAGCAACCTTTTTAGCATTTTTTTCACTTACACCAAGAGCTATTAAATCATTAACAAACTTGCCAGCCGCTAGTTCAATTTTTTCTTCATTAAACCTTTCTGATAATGCCATATCGATTATTTCTTGTGCGCCAATTTCAGTAATTTCCTTTACCCGATTAGCAGCAACTACTGTTGCTTTTCTTGTAGCAATATCGGAATATCTACCTTGATAGGTCATTGCGCTATCGCTTAGTCGAGCGGAAAGAACACCAGCAGCAACAGGATCAATTTCCTGCAATGATGCAGCATACCCATTTTGAATATCAGCTATTGATTCTTGAAACACAGACATAGGCATATCGTCTTTATCAGCTTCACGAACAAGGTTTTGATAATCTTGTTTTGCAAGACTTTCTATTTCTACAACAGCAATTCTATTTGCAGCATCAAATGCGGCACGTTCCTCAATGTTAGTAGGCCCACCAGCCTCCCTAAGAGCCGTTAAGGTGGGTAAAGCGCCATCTTCGCGCACTGACTCCTGACCACGGGTTTCGGCCTCAGCAGCGGCTTGTTTAAAGGCAAAGTCAGACATACGGTCAAGTTGCTGAGAAATGTTCTGGCCGAGCCTTGCTTGCTCTCGCGCAGCAGCAAAATCCATCTGTTGGGGCTGTCGCGTTTTTAAACCAATTCTCTGATATCGTGGAAGGATTGCCATTTTTTTACCTTAAATTACCTGTCCGTATCTATATGCACCAGAGCCTATTGTTCCAGCAGCAGATACATAAGAGTTTAATTGTGCAGCATTTCCAGCAGCTTGATATATACCAGCTTGTGCGCTGCCTTGCCCTAGCGCCATAACAGCATTATCGGCAGCTATATTAAATTCTCTAATACCCTCACCCATTGCAAACCTTTGTAGTGTAGCCGCAGATCCAGAAGTAGGATCAACACCGCCAGCCCCAGCCCTAGCAACAATAGCAGATAATGTTTCATTTAATCTTCTTAATGCTTCACTGCCCTTTTGCTTATAAGCAATAGCCTGAGATCTGCCACGAAGCTCTGCTTGGGCAGCTTGTTGCTCATACTGACGCTTCTGGGCAGCACCAGCAGCTAATGTTCCAACGGCTGATATTCCAGTTGTTAATGCCATTCCAGCGCCAGACGCTAAAAATGTTCCAGCCGAAGCTGCCGCTGTTGTTGCTGCCGCTGTTGCTGTTGTTGCTAATGGAGCTAAAAAAGCCATATCTAATTCCCTACGCTTAAACGATACTCAAGACCCAGAACGGTCATTTTTAATGGTACACTCTGGCTTATTGTTATCTGTCCGGTTTGACTAAACCCTAAAAATCCATTTGCTGTTTTCATGCCCGTAAATGGAACAACCGACTTACCAAGTACATCTTCACCAAATTTTCTAAATGGAATTAATTGTCCGTTAATTGTCATGTTCTGAGTTTCGTTTACAAGAGCATCGACTTGGATAATACGTTTTTTAAAACCTTGAACAGATCCAGAAGATAGCACTGGCTCAGAAGGCATTGTCTTAACTGTAACAGTGTAACCTAACCCAACCTCACCGCCCCTTGTTGTTGCTGGGGCCGTGGCAAAAGAAACAACTCCGTTTGGAGGAACCGTTTGATTAGGATCTACAAGACCATCACGAACTATAGAAACTGTTTCGCCTCTAAGATGTGGCATATGGATATTGGGGTCTGCACTTGTTTTGGCAGCATCGGTTGTAAAGGTATCGTCAAATTTTTCTAACGAATAACGAGGATTACCGTCTATTGTTCTTTTTACAATTACATAAACATCTGAAATTTCAACAGAGACAGCAACAAATTCTCCATCTGTTGTAAACCTACTTGGTGCAATAACATTCTGACCCACCAGGATAGAATAGACAGCCATAGAGCCATCTTCACCATTAACAATGAATATACGGTCAGATTCATCTGTAGACGAAGCTCTACGCGCTGCCATGTCTATAGGCGTTTTTAAAAGATGAGAGCTTAGAGTGGATAAAGGCTGAACCTGGTAAGACGCTGTGTTATCTCCATACTGAAAAGCATTAAGAGATTTACCCTGTCTTTGAATAAACAGAGTTGCACCGTTTAGATCTTCAATCGGAATACCAGGCTTCGCTCCTAATCTTGTTTGAGGGCGAACAAAAAACGATGAAGGTGTGATTGGCGTATCAGTAGACTGAGTAACAGCAAACTCTGCTCCAGTAGTAAATATTCTTAAATCATTACCAGAGAATAAATTAATAATACTGTTTAATTGGTTTGTGTTTATTGTTGCTTCAACGCTTTCATCATCAAGACCAGTGCCAACATTGAAGTTAAAAAAGTCAATTACCTGGGAACCCCATATAGTGTTGATACGAGACTTAGACCCACCAAAATATAAACGTCCCTCATGGAACGCCGCAGACTTAGCCCAGCCGCGTGTATTAGACCAAACATCTTCATACCCGTTTTCGCTTTCCCAATTTCCAGAGGTAATCGCACTACCATCAAAAAACGGAACCTCAACAACAGCCCTCATTTCTGTATTTGAAACAAACTCAACATAACGAGCGCGTCCGAATGTGCTTGTAACTTGAGCGTATGAGCCAACAGCAGCAGCTTCAAATGGTTGAACGCTATATGATGAACCGTTATTTGGCGCAGTGTCCCAAGCTGGATAAACTGTAGCAAGCTTAGAAGATCCTACATAATCTTGAATAACTCTTGTTTGCCCAGCGCCAGTACCAGATGTAATTTTAACATACATTCCATTTGGTTGGTCATTAGCAGAAAACGAACTAGAAGATTTTAATGTAATTGTACTTGCACCACCAGCTTGTGCTGTACCTGTGTCGGTTGTTTGGGCGCTTGCTGTAATGGTAATGTTGCCCGTAGCGCCAGATGGTGTAATTGTAAACGTAGGGCTATGAGTTGTTAAAGCATACGCATATTGAGGCACATTCTTTAATGGTAAGTTTTCTAATGTCCAAGATGTATCACTGTTTCTAATTAATCTTTTAGTCTGCAAATCTTCATGGCAAAGAATAAGAGTATCGACTGCCTGAGTATAATTTATTTCGTCTAACATATTGGTAGTGCTGCCCGTACCATCCGTAATGTCAGTTGCAGTAATAAAATCATCAGTGCCGCCATTAAGGTTTTCTTGCTGAACTCCGTTTTTAAAAACAAAGATCTTTTGATGAACAAAAACTAAACTGTAACTGTCGGTAACACTAAATTCAAAAGGAATAATTTTAAAAACTTGAAACGCATTTACGAAATCATGGCAAAACTTGAGGCCAGGTCTACGTTTAAAACCACCTTGCGGTTGAATAACTACATTTGTAGCTTCCTCTAAAGCATTTTGATATTGCTGTAAGTCAGTACGCGCACGAACCAAAGGATCAAGTTCACCCACCGAAAAGTTGGTTTGAAATTGAACAACGCGCATTTTAAGCCCTCACGTTGATTAACGAATAATCCTCAATAACTTGTGGTAAACTACCACGGCTATCAATATTAATTGATTCACGCATTAGGCCACCACGATTTGCATCTGCCGGTGAGCCAAATGCTAACGCTCTAAAGTAATCTGATTTAGCAACTTGATCTGTAATTACAAAACCTAACTCTGCTGCTAAAGCTGTACGAAGCAAACGCACAAAATAAACTGGCATTTTGCTTTCTAATACCGTTGCCTGGTAATCAATATATACAGTGTCAAAGTTTGTGTATAACTGATCTGCGTATATTTCCCAACCGTAGTTAGCTGGTTGTTGATTGGTTCCACTGCTAGTGAATAGTGCAACCACGCCAGAGAGCATATCGCCTGGAAGCTGATAAGCATACTTCCATTCATTAGTTGGAGCATCAGCTAGTCTAGCTAGCTGTGTTTTTTTAAGGCTCCAAGTCCACATATAATTTGAAATTATATTATCGCGTAGATCTGGATATAAACGATCACAAGCAAGTGCTGCGTCTGTACCTTCTGTAAAAGATGAGATTGGTGATGCACCCAAAAGAATTAAAGCATCCGAGCAAATAGAAACAGAAGAATCGCCAACAGCCATATTTATCTCCAGAAGGTTGGAAAGGGGCGCCGGAGCGCCCCAAGCCTTTAGGTTACACCAATTGCTGTTCCAGCAGTAACATCGACAACAGTGCCGTTGTTGCTTAAAACTATGCTTAGTGTTGCTGTAGGGGTGTTCGTATCATAATGATAAAGAAGATCACCAACAGCAAGCGTATCAGCTAGACTGTTAAAGTAACCAGCACCCGTTACAGTTGCTTTAGCTTCTGCACTAATATAGGAATACATACTTGGCGCGTTCCCTTTCTTAGATGCAGCTATGGTTGCAAAACCAGCTTGAGTAAATGCCATTGAATAATACCCCTATTCAGTACAGTTGATTTGAACAATGCCTTCGCCATCAATAGCAACAGATCCAGCGGAGAACATTGAGCTTACCAAGAAAGATGTTTTCTCTGGTACATAGTTCACTTCTGTTTTCTGAGACATTGATTCAGCGTAACCCATTGAGTCTTTATGCCAAGCAAAGCATGAACGTGTGCCTGGCTTTGGAACGCCGCCTTCGTCAC